AAGAACCATCGACACTGAGACAACCGAGCTATTACGTAGCAGACGCCACTGTTTTACGTGTGGTGGTAACACGGGATCTGTTGGTCCACAAAGTTTTCCGTCATTGATCCGCAGCCGACCTACAGGAAGAGTCCCCCGAGCGTCTCCGCTATTTCGGGTAGGAACTTCTTTGCGAGCGGCAGTACCATATTCAGGAGAGAAGAGATGGAGTCACCACCCTGACCACCTGAATTGACGCGAGACATGAGAGCCTTGTTCTTGGTGGACTTGCCGAAGGCTGACAGCGAGGTGGGTTTGAGACCACCAAGACACAGCACATTCGGCTCATCGACGAGCTGCATGGTCGCAGGACGTCCACCGACCTTTGGCGATCGGTTCATCAATTTGAACACGGAGAGGGACGACGATTGAAGCGGATGATTGGCATCGTTCACGCCGTCAAAACCACCCGAGCCCTTCTGTACTTTGGGCTTTTCTTCAACAGCGTTGAGCGCGCTGGAGAGGGCAATTGGGTCTGACGTTGTAGGCGTAGACGTAGCCATCACCGCATTTGAGCTGGGAACGGCCTCGTAGTTGAGCTGCAACTCGATCATGAGGGTACCACCGCTGGTAGTGGCTTGCGTGCCATGTGCACACACAATCCAACCGCCGATGTCTCGGCGGTCCAGTTGGATGGGATCGATGTTGTCTGCACTCGGGCCTGGATCGGCATCGACGAGTGCATACTCCATGCAACCGTTGTCGCCTGGAGTCCAGAAAGACGAGAGGCCGCCTGGGGTCATGATTGGGACAGTTGTAGAACCAGGGATGGTGAACAACTTCGCGATCGACCAGGCGACACCCTGAATGTAGAGACCATTCCTACCAGCACTGCGCGGCATGGGAGCGATAGTGAGCCACCCCTGGCTCGAAGTCATCGCGGCCGACGCAGAAGCGTGGATCCCGGCCGACACCAGGCGGATGAGCCTGTAAGTCGACTTGAGCAGGGAGTTTCCCGGATGCGGGACAACAGACTGACTCGTGCCGAACAAATTGGCATCCGTGGCTGTAACCGGATCCCCTTTCTCACCCACTGTCCAATCGACTGGTGTAGCTTGATCTTGCTGCCCAGGCAACAGTGAGTTCAATCCCTCAACATACTGAGCGGTCGAGTTCTCTTGCGGCACACCAAAGATGGCCGTACAGTAACCGCCCAGAGCGTGACTTCCAAACGGGAGGGTGAGTTTGACCACCTCAGACACGGTAGCTGAACCCGTGTATGACCCGTCAGGAACTTTGGCGCCCAAAACCGAGGTCGGATGGGCGAGACTCTGATAGTACGCATTGCCGTCGAGAAGCGCGTGTGACACCGTGTCTTTCGACACGGGCGCGAGCGACTTCGACATGAAGGTCGAGTGTAACAAAATTTAGGTTTGGCAGCAACAACACCAGATTGTACCAAACCGGTTCGCCAGTCTAGTCCTCGTTAACGCGTCTGGGCTTGCTGCCCAGATCAACGCGCAGGATCTGCTCCATCACAGGATTGTCATAGACTTGAAACTGTGTATTCGATGGATGACAAGTAAATTCACTTGACAGATCCTTGAGATCGGAGATGAGAGAATCGCAGGACACGCGAGAAAGTCCATACGCCACATCCATGAAGTGGTAGAATTGTGGACTGTCGGAATGGTAGGTGGATGCTTTGCCGAATTCGTAGTCCATTAGAACCGGCTTGTTGCGTAGCACCTCATCGAATATTCCGATGGCTCTCATAATAGGGACGAAGCTCGCTGTGGCCGCCCACTCAGAAGCGAGTGAGCACGCACAGCGATCCTCTGATTCATTCGTGACGACTTGACAAAAGGCGCGGGAAAACCAACGCCCCAATTTCGGTATGAAAACTGTGCCATCACTTGTAGGACAAGGGCGTTTGGAACAAAACGTGGCTTGACCAGGGTCAGAACAAACAGAGAAAACATCCTCAAAACCCAAGAGGCCTGGAACGGGTGATTGGACGAAAACTCGGGCTGCTTGCAAATTCTCAAACATGCCGAGAACATCATCACCCATAACAAGAAAACGGGCCCGAATGGGAGTGGCACCGGTCGCTGAGATGAGCATCAAAGCGACTTTGGTCATCTGTATGATAGTATTACCAACAGCGGTGTCATTATCTCCGGTCATCCGCATGGTTGGCACATATAGTGTGGTGCCGTCTGTCGTGCGGATCTTTTGAATGCCCAATACTTGATGGAGGGTTTCTTCCTCGACGTTGAAGTCGAAGAACCGGGTCATTACCCAGTGAACCATTTCCAAGAGCGGGGCACTAACGTGGGCGTCGAACCGAGAGCTGTCTCCAACAACAGCAACAGTGAGACCCAAAGCGATACATTGATCGAACCATTTTCCGATGTCCTCACCAGTTGACCCACCGGCATAGGACAAACATTTCTCTCGAACGGGGTGTTCCGGGTCCATTTCATGGATCCCGAAAATAACCTCAAACAACAACGTGAAGGCGTGAATTAAAGGGCCGAGAGCACACTGATATTTTGGATCCGACACCATGATCATTCTCGGTGCGGTGTCGGCAATGAATTCCATACGAGACGTCCCAGTGACAGGAGAGTCAACGATGGAGGCCATTGGATCAAAATATACCAGCAATTCAACTTTGACGTTGGTTTTCTTATCTGTAGTTATGACATGCAGAGAATCGAGACCTGCTTGAAGCATGAGTCTTCTACGCAATGGAAAACGAGATAACCAAACATCAAAATCTTCACGACGCAAAGGAAGAAGATCGCGATAATTGTTGAGGGAGAAACTGGGATCGCCGTAATTCAAATACGATTGTGTTTGAGCGAGCCCAAAGAAAGAACGCCAGGGGCTTTTGAGTGTGTCCAAAGTGAAGACACACGCGGGTACGGGCATTGTTACCCGATTTCGATAACCCACTTTCTCGTTGCAGGGACATGGTCTGACCACGAGATATAGCACACTGGCGGGCAAAGGTCCGAACACTCGAAGGCGGGGCGAAGGAGAGCATTTGCGTTTGGCCTGTCTCTCTTTTATTACCACCCCATCTCGAATATCTTTCAGCTTCGCGTGTCTGAAACACACATCTTCCACGAATGGCCAGTGACGAACGTCGGCTCGAGTGGCACTTTTCCTTAGGTACCAAATGAGCAGGAGTAAACCACCAATGCCTATCGGCACCAGCGATTCAAAACCAACGACAGTGTCAGAGGACGGTTGGGCGTAGGCCATGGGCAGGAGAGCAACCACACCGAGAGCGAGGATAGGCGCTTGCCATAATCCAGTGGGTGTGGTGGAAAGAGTAATCACAGCGTAGACGGTGAAGACCACCGCCATAAAGAAAGCCCTAACCGACAGACGCAAACCGCGCTCCACAAGTGGAGATAGAACATGGTAAGACTGTTCAACGCGCTGCATGAGCGTAGAGTTCTGACGTAAATAATTGTTCGCTGCAATCTCCTTGTGGGCTCCAAGCAAGCTCGCGAGGTTGATGATCCAGGTGGCATTCAAGGCGAGGTGCTGCAAGGTGCGTGGCTGGGACGAATAATCATTGCAAATCTTGTCCGCAAACCAACGCCTGACGATAGTGTACTCAGCTTCTTTACGTGGACCGTGAAACTTAGCAATACACATAGCAAGCAGCAGAGTGGGCACACGCACACTCACTGAGTGTTGTGCATACAGCGACAAAACTCCACCATGAACGACAATAGCGTCGTATTGAGCAGCCAAACGAGCATAGGCTGTTGTGGAAGTTGGTCCAGTCTCAAGTTGACCCTCATGATCAAGATCAGGCAATGCGTCAGCATTGAATTTCTGGTCTGTGCGCTTGAAACAAAGAATGATGGTGTCGCCGAAAACCCGCCGTGTATCCCAGACAAGTGACCCGGTAGCGAAAGTGTATTTACTGGCTGTGAGCCAACCGAGATCATTGTGTCTGAAGGACAGGCGCGCCTGGAGAACTGTTTCTGTAACTTCGTTTCCCTGGCGCACCCAAGTAGTCTCAGCCTCTCCGACTGGCAGATAGCTGGGACGATGACCTGAATCTTTTGAGTCATCAAATGTGTGAACAAGTGCGTATATGGCCGTGCCGTCATCAGCATGCAGTGTATCGTACAACTGTTTGGGAGTGACATAGTACAACACGTCGGTGAGGACAACTGTAAGTCTTCGATCGACGACAGCCCCTTGTGGGCTGAGAGCCATAGGAATAGCCCCATGTGGGCAATTTCGCACCTGATCCAATGTGCAATGGCAGCTCCTGGGCGCATCTGCGTGCTGTAGGGAGTCGGGTATGTAACCGGGGTTGGTAACCCAGAGCGGGCGACCAGCGGTATCTGTAAACCCTTTACTGCGTGAGCGAACGCAATTTCCACCAACTTCAATGAGTGTGGAGTCTGAGGTTTTGGCCGATGTGTAGGCCATATCAAACATCAGATCTTCAGCAAAATTTCGCTCGGTTGCACAATTTGGGTGTGAATGCGTTGCGGCCAAATCAGCGTTTTGCACGAATCTGACTCCGTGTTTACGCCAAAAGCCGAGAAAAGCAGGAGTCACCGGGTGGGCCGTAGGCACTTCCTGGGCGACTCGAACACACGCATCTTCCACTCTTTCCGATTCAGTCTGAGTCTCTTGACTTTCGACTGATTCCTTAGGTTGAACCGAGCTAGGAGAGCCCGATTCTTCCTTGGGACAGACCACAACTGGCGTTTGAGTGCCAGTTTCGGAAGTGGTGGCCTTAGGGCGATAAATCGCCTTTTTCGACATTTTGAGGAATGGTAGTCG